AAGATGTAGGTGTCATTCTTATCTGGGACAGGCCACACGTTTATGGTCGGGTTGTCACGCAACCGCTCTATCCAAACTTGAATCGGCCTACCTTGAGTTAGCTTATTTGGTATTGAGGCGTAGGTGCTGACACTAATACGGCTTATGGTTAGATCAGATTGTGTGTTCTGGTCACCACTATTAGTACGTATAACTTGTTCTAATAAGTCAATGGTATCGGCGGGCAGGTCGTACTCTGACGTACCTTTAACCAGTGACACCGTACCCTCATCAATAGTCCACAAGTTAATCCCACGATTCTGCCACTCAATAGTCAGCAGATTCATAGACCTACGTGCTGTACGGAGGTCGTACCCAGAACGCATTTCACGGCCCGCACGTTCCCACGCTTCTTCAGCGATCTCCGTGAAGTCCATATCAAATGCTGTTGTTCCAGAGGTAGTCATTTACTTCTTCTTAGCTGCTTTTTTAGTTGGGGCTTTTTTAGGTGCCGCTTCTTTCTTAGGTGCCGCTTCTTTCTTAGGTGCAGGCTGTAGCTCGGCTAATGCTGCATTTGCCTCTTCTTCACTCATCAAATTAGCGTTAACAACAGCATAAGTGCCATCTTCGTTCTTACTCCCAACTTGAAATACGGGCCTACCATCAGAAAAATTACCGTTCTGAAAAACCTCTAACTTACCCATTTTTAGTACCTCTTACGTACAACGTTTTCTTTCTGCGATTGCCCATTACAGCTCCGCAACCCTTGTGGTTTTCGCGGATCATACCGCCTGCTTTTGCAGTCCTTACCTTCGCCTTTGGCGTATTCGATACTACTGTCTTGCCTTTTGCTCCAGCCTTTTTCTTCTTGCGTGCTGTAGTAGCACGTTCAGACTGACTTAGTGACTGCGCTTTGGCTTTTGGCAGGCAACGGTCTGGGTTCTTTTTATCTTTAGACGTACCGCACGGCCCCTTAATCTTGCCATCAGTGCCGATACGAACCCATTGCTGGTCACGCCATTGTTTTAGCTGTCCCATTACTTCTTCTTTTTCTTGCTGCCCTTGGCATAGCTAGGGTCTTTGCAATACTTAGATGCAGCCATGTTTGCGTAAGCAGACGGGTAAGTATCAAAGGTGCGTTTAGCCCACGCCTTACCAGAAGGGCATATCTTGCCCCCTGACTTAACCTTCCCGCCTTTCTTATAGTAGTGCCTCATCGCATCTTCGCTGGACGTACACCCTTACGAGCGATACCGGCACCGCGAACCTTCTGCTTAGTAGCTTTTTTCTTAGTAGCCATTTTGGACTTCATGCCACCTGCGGCGTAGCCCTTGGTCTTCATGCCGCCTTTAGCGTAGCCCTTGGTCTTCATCATGCCGCCTTTGGCCTTGAATCCCATCTTGTTACGTACTTTTTTAGGTAGCTTTTTAAGACCCGTATTACCTTCTGGCGCGTCTTTCAACCCCCCAGCCATATAACCTTTGGTCTTCATGCCACCCTTCGCCATGCCTTTGGCTTTCATCTTGCCGCCAGCTTTCATGCCTTTAGCTTTCATCTTGGACTTCATCATGCCGCCACCTGCTTTTTTAGTTGCTTTTTTGGCATCTTCAATTTCTTTTCTTCTTCTACGCAGCTCTCTTTGCTCTGCCATGATGCTTTCTTGTGTCATGCCAAAAGTGCCGGGGATATTGTCAGATTGTCTGACTCTTCGCACCGTCGTCCCATCAACATCAGCCGTCCTGCCGCTATCTATTATTTTTTTAAGTTTTGGGTCTTCTAAAAGCCTGTTTCCGCCCTTACCAGCTCTCGCCTTTTTCTTCATCGCCATAACTTACTCCGCATATAAGTTGTTAAATATCTGGTTGGTATCTAGCGTGTAGTCCAAATCAGACTTGCTGTAATGCACATACTGAGAAGGTCTGAAGTCTGGTGCCCCCTCTCCTGTCTCAAACCATGCTGGGTGAGTAACACGTACTCTGTTGTTGGGCAGGGCTATGATGTTACCCGTCCACTCGCCAGCATCTAAGAGTTCCATGACGTGACTCTGCTTATGCTGTGCAGGGTCATCGCCTATTTCCGAATCTGTATAGTCCACCGTAAACATGTACTTCGCTGGATACATCTCGCCGTCTATTTTTGCCAGCCAAGGGCATGGTGTTGCCCTGTCAAGCACGTAAACAGCGTGCGTGCGAGAACTACAGTCCCAAGGCTGCGCAGCCCATACGTCCATAGGCACCGGCCACTCGTCATACGGAGTGTCACCGCATAACGCTGTTATAGGCATACGTGCCCACATAGCGCCGCCGTGTACGTTGGGTTCATTCTCGTCATCGTAAGTTTCTGCTCCAGTAAAAATTACCTGAAAACTCAAACACCTGCAGGGTATAGTCGTAACCGCGATAGCCATAGCGTGAATAAACTCGCCGTGGTACTTCTCATGGTTATGGGTATACTCCCGCCGCACCCAACACTTAAAGTGCGGGATGTTGCTTTGTAAATATGCCAATTTAGCATCTCCATCTTTTTCGCGCCTGTCGCAGCCTTGAGTTAGGGTCTTTCGCTGCTTTAGGGAATTTTTTCATTTGACCCGCTGAACGCGCACAGAAAGACTTTCTGCGTGCCGCTCGTTTGCCCGTAGGACTTTTCTCGGTAACCGCCGTCTGCAATTTGCTTCCGGGGTTCTGTCGTCTGTACTTCGCAACGCCTTTCTTTGTCATTCCAGCGCCAGATTTAGTGGGGCGTTTATCCCCACTTTTTACAGACATGCCAGCCATACCACCCTTTTTGAACGAAGGGCAGTTATCAGCTTTCTTTTTGTAATAACTGCGCACGGTTATTAGCCAAACTTCTTACGCATATACAGAATTACGGTGTAGGTATCACCACTGCTAGCACCGACTGTGGTGAACTTTACGTCCCCCGTCTTGCCAGTTCCTGCATTGTTAATTAGCCCACCAAATATAGAGTAGTCGTGATCCCCGCTTTGGTTTTCACCTAACTCTATTGCCATAACGTCTGTGTCTGCATCAAACAAGATGCGGACTTTCATGCCTATGCACTGCCACCATATACGCTCTATGTTTACGTCAGTGCAGGACAATCCAGTGCGTGAGTCTGCTTCTAGCGCACTCACATCTACTTTAGTCACGGCAGACTCGCCAGTGCCATCAGAGATGTTTGTTAGTTTGATAGCCACATAAGATGACCCATCAACTATTGTTTGAGAAGCTACTGCATCAGCCATGACTGCCTCCTAAGATGCGTCAGAAGAACTACTGATACCAAAGAACTTCAATACGACTACAGTGTCACCGCCCGGATCACCAGAAAGTACAACTTCAACTTCGTCTGCTGTTTCAGTCGCAGCCGTTGTAGTTCCGCCAGACATGCCTAAGACACCGTTACAAGGAAAGAATCCTTTGAACCCTGTGCTGTTTACAGCGGCAGATATACCATCTACAAACCCATCTGTGTCAGCGTCTGTGCCAATGTCGTTCAAAGTGACAGAGTTAGCCGCAGCAGTTGTCACAGCTACAGTTACGCCCATAGGGATGAAGTTAGAAGGAATGCCTATTGAACTTTCCTTACCTGTGGTAGCACCATCTGCAACAGTAATTGTTGCAGTGTACTGAGATAGCGTCATCTCACTGGTCAAGTCACCAGTGCTAGAGCTTTTTACTATATTCTTAAACCCATTTTCCGAACGGACGGGGCCATTAAAGGTCGTGTTAGCCATTGTCATCTCCTGTCGTGGCTAGGTCAGGCACGGGATGCGCCTGTCAGGGATGAAATACTTATACAGTAGAAAAAGAAAAGGGGCAACATGTGCCCCCTTCTTTGTGTAGCGTATTACGCTCCGGGTGAACCGAAAATTCCTAACGGATCACTTACGCCGAAGCTGTATCGCTCTCTGGCCTTATAGCGCGAGTTGCCCGTATCGAAGTCTGCATCCATAGATGTAGCCATCGGAGAACGAACAAAGTGCTTCAAGCCATTTGGCACGTCAGTCATCAAGAAGAACGCATCAGTATCAGTAAGATAATGATTGATTGAATAACCGCCGGGAATAGACCCATTGTTACGCAATGCGTTCAAGTCGTTGTCAGCCGTTCCTACACGACCTTCAGTTTCAAGCAAACGAGTTGCTACGAACTGTAAGTTCGGTGGAATAATCAGCTTGGTGGGACGTGCTGCGATCAACAAACCACGCTCATCAGTCCAACCTGCAATCTGAATAACAGCCGCTTCTAGAGAAGTTTCGTTAAGGTCAGCGGCAGTGGCTGGACGGTTTGAGTTGGTGCCACCAGAAACAAGCGGGTGTGCCGTTGAGCATAGAGTCTGCCCGTCACCATAGGTGGTGCCTGCTGCAAACGCATTGTTCAAGATGGTAGCCGCTTTCACTTGCTTGGTGTACGCCATAGCGCGTGCCAGAGCCTTCGTATAACGTGCGGAGAGCGAATCGTAGAGATTATCTTCGATTGCTTCCTCAGTGATCGAAAAGCCCATAGCCACGGTCTCGTGCGTATAACGAGCAGTGAATGCTTCTTGTGCGTTGTCATACTCAATCGCAGCGCCTTCGTCCTTGACGGGTGCAGCGGAAAAGCCTGACAGCTTAGTTTCTTCTTCAAAAGAACGATCAGAAGTCTCTGACTCAAAGATTTCTGTGTGCTCTTCACCATATTTTGCGTACTCCATTCCAAACAAAGCGTTCAGTCCGGGCAGGAGTTCTTTCAGTAGCTGGGCGCGAGAAATTGCCATTTTACCTTACTCCTTAAATACCAGTGGTGTTGTCAAATGCGTGACCTGCGTTCCACTTAACATACGCTTCCGTAAATCCACCAGAAGAGTTCTTGGTTTCTTCAACCAACTCAACAATGCGGAAAGGAAGTGTAGCTGTGGTAGCAGACGTGTCTGAAATGGCACTAGCAGAATTACCTGTTACGGTGCTTCCACTGTTGTTCACTCCAGCTACATTAGCACCAATGTCAGTGATAGCTAAATCACCAATGGTGGTGCCAGACGACACTACGGCAACCTTGAACAATACATCCGTAGCATCACACACATACGCCTTAATATCTGAAGCGGCTGTGCTTGCTGGGTAGTATTGTCTGAAAGTTACTTGTGAAGTACTAGGATCGGTGTAAGTAACACCCATAAAGACTCCGATAGGAGTCATAGCAGCGTCAAACGTATCACGCTCGACGGTGCCACCAGTTACTAACTTAACAGCGTCCCCGTAGAAAATGTCCGTTCCATAGCCACTGGCTATGCTGTACTGACGGACTGTACCTACGTATGGAACACCACTAAGCAGCTTTACCGGCTTTAGCCCATAAGGGGCATCGACTGTTGGGTAAGCCATGATGTTAACCTCTTAACAAAAATTTAAGTTCCTTTACCAAAATTGGTAACTTTTGTAGTGCGCTCGTTGAATAAGGGCATACGAGGATCATTTTCGCGCATAAGGTTGTTGTCTACAGAGTGAATCTGAGATCGAGTTTGGTTTTCGTAATAATCATTACGTTCCTTAACTAGCTCTGTTGGAGCCTTACAAAGCAACAAACCACCCTGCAAGATATTACCTTCAAATCTTTCATCTTTGTCGGTTAATGCAAACTCTGGGTGATCTTCAGCCTTAACTGGCTCCCAACCTTCACGTAATTTGGAAGAAACATTAGTAGCATCTGTCTGACCTTGAGTGGACACTCGTACCCAGCGAAACTCATACCCGTCCTGTGGCTCTGGTGAAGGTAATACTTCGGGCCGCTGCCACGAACGCTTACGAGCTTTGGTCTCGCGTGTGTCGTTGTCTCTCTTGATTCTGTTCTCAGCCATTATTGTTCCTCATTTCTTGTGCAACCTGTTTGGCGTATTCTTCGAGTGGAACTCCCAATCTTTTTGCTAGGGCTACTTGTGTCTGCGTTAGTGTGACCTTTTTAGGTGCTGTGCTCCGCGTAGCGGGGGCAACCACATTTGACCTCGGCTTGGGCTTCTCTTCTACTTGTTGAACTGTACCCTCAAACTCATTGGGGAACACCTCGCGCATACGAGCGTCAATCCGCTCGTAGTATTCATCGCTTCTAGGGTCTACGCCTTGTCTTACCAACTTATGGTGTAGGCCCACAGCTAAACTTGTCATTTCTTCATCTTGGTCAAACCAAGGATTATTTGCTCTCCATTCCTCTGCGCGAGCGTCATATGGCTGCTGCGCGGTAGTTGTAACGTCTTGTACCGAAGTTTCTTCTTCTTGTAAAGCTGGCACTTTGAAGTTGTTTAGTTTGTCGGACTTTATTTTCGCGCTGGTTAGCGTTTCCTGCGCTTCAATAACCTTATCAGCTTCTCCAGATTCGTAAGCATCCTTGTAAATTTGCTTTGCCTGCAGTAATTCTGCGGCTACGGCCTTTTTAGCTTGCTCAAGCAATGCCTCTTGGTTCTTTGTGACGTTACCTTTCAGCTCCTTGTTTTCGTCTACGAGTTTTTGAGTGAGCCTCTCTAGTTCTTCACGCTCTCGTAAAGCCTGCTCTTTTGCGCGGCGCTCGTCGTGGTAGCCTTTGCTAAAGTGCTTTATGCGCTGTTGGACTTTCTCAGAATAGTCCGCGAGTTCTTCGTCTGTTACATCTTTCGGAGGTTCTGAAGGTTTGCGGTTCCGATCAGCTTTGGGCGTGTCATCCACAACCTCGATGTCGAGCGCAGGTTCTTCAACCTCTGCCACAGGCTCTGGCTCCTTGTAGTCTTCCGCCGTCTTCTTACCTGTTAAGTCAATCTCCACCTCACCAGAGTTCTCTACCTCTAACACAGCCTCTTCTTGCTCCGCGTCGGGAAAAGAAAATTCTACTTTCTGAAACGCCATAACTTACTCCTTATACTCTCTCGACACCGCGCGGATCTGGCACGACAGCCTCAATAGAGTCATCGTTCATCAAACGATACTCCGACCCGTCTATAGAAAATCTAGTGCCGGTATTAGCACGAAACATCACATAGTCACCTTGTTTACACCAAGGGCCATCAGGAAAGCGGTCAGGATCAGAATAGGCTTGATCGCCCATATCCACCACAAGTCCTATGATAGACATGACTTGCTCGTGCGTTTTCGTGGTCACAGATTTAAGTAAGTCAGTACCTTCAAAGGTATCCTCAACATATGGCATTGCGACTAACACCTTATACCCAACGGGCACGGGTAGCTGCGCTTCAAACTCTTCATCAGTAACAGTTGCTTGTACAGCATCAGTCATCTTCGTACTCCAAATTGCGCGAAAGGTCTTCGATATAGCTCAAGCAGGTGTCCAGACCTCGTAATAACCCTGCCGTTTCTTTGTATTGAGAAAAGTCCTTCACGGCCCCTCCCACTAAGAAATTTGTTGCAGAAGCCTTGTCAGCTTCGATTCGCTCTTTTAAAACGTCTAAGACGGTTTTTGCCACTATTGAGTCCTAGTAGAATCCTTTATAGTTTTTAACAGATCTAAGTCTAGTTTGGTATTATCTTTACGCCTATCAGCGGCTAGCTTAGCACCTGCTTTCTGTGCGTCTATTTGTAGTTCTTGCTGATCTAGCTCAAGTTGTTTTGCATCAATCATAGCATCAGCTTGGTTTTTCTGTGCTTTTAGTTGTAGCTCTTGCTGCTTGAACTGCGCGTCCGTTTGATCTTTAGCCGCTTTACGCTGCACTTCTTGTTGCTTTATCTGTAGCTCCGCCTGCTGCATCTGCACCACAGGGTCTTGCGCTTTCTGCTGTGCTTGTTGCTGCGCCGCCTGCTGCTGGTGCACCTGCGTGAGTTGCTGTCCTGCGTCGGCCATGAGCTGCGATAACTGCACTTCGATCTCTTCTGGCAACGATTCATTAGGCGCGGGTAGCTTAACCCCTAACTTCTCTTCTATCTGCTTGCGATATAGGAAGGCCATGTGCTCGGCAATGTGCGCTTGTAACGCAGCCATTATTGCCTGCCCTTGTGGGTTCTGACCTATCATCTGCCGCACCATAGGATCTTGCATAAATGCAGTGTGCGCGGCGATGTGCGCTTCGTGATCTTGGTATATAAATGCCTTCAACGGTTTACCCATAAGTGCGTTCATATTTTCGCTTACAGGATCTACCGGCGTAATGTCGTCTTCGGTAGGCACTAGCTTGTCAGCATTCTTGACCCCTAACACCTCGATCATCTGTCGGTGTAGCTGCGGCAAGTCATATATCTGCGGTGCGGTCTGCGACATCTGTAGCACGGCTTGGTACTGAACCACTCGCTGTGCCATTGTGGAACTGTTCGGATCACTGACAGGGATCACATCCACCATCATGTAATCAGCTTGTCTAGCAGATACCTCGCCCCTTATTGGCTCATATGCATATTCAGAAGGAGCGTACTCAGCCATTATCAGCTTGAGCATCTTAAACTCTTGCTTCATAGCGTAGTGAACGCGGGCTTGAACTGCGGCCATCGGTTTTAGGGTACGCTCTAGAAGGGCCAGAGTTGTCCCCACAGGGGCGTTTGCTGACATGTCCGAAATGTTCATGTCGCTAATAGCGCCTAGCCTACGGCCTTCTTGAGTGATCTGATTAAGTAAAGCGAGTAGGGTCTGGCTCGGCTCCTTATATGGGAGCGGCATGATGTTGTCGCGAATACTGCCTGACGGCACATCTACGTCCTTGAACTCTCCCGGTTCTATAGGAGTGTCATCACCCTTTATACGTAGTCCGCGAGACTTGAGACCTCCGGGTAGGTTAGACAGCGTACCAGCATCCACAAGCTGTCGTATGATAGAGGTGCCCGCCTTAGCGTACCCCCCTATTATGTGAATTAAACCTAAGCCATAGAACCCAAATCCGGGTACATATACGTAGTGCACAAAGTGCTGGCGCTTCAGCATCAATGAATCATCAGGATTCCAGTTACGCCGCACGCCCAAAACTTCACCAGAACCACGCTCTATTGTTACCACGTACGGTTTGGCTATCTCTTCATCAGAGTCATCGACACCTTCTATAACAATGTCCGCATGTATCTCGTAGACAGCGTACCTGTTGTCGTCAGTTATAGAGTAGCCACCCTCTTCAGCTTTACGCTCTTCTATGTCTGTGTGGTAGGGCTGCGGCTCTCCAAGCTCTATGTCTTTATAAAACCCAGACGCCTGCAGCTTTCTCAGGTCATTCTTGGTCTTGCGCATTATGTGTGTAACACGTTCTGCGCTTTCTACATTCGACGCGCCATAGGGCACGATCACATCCTCAGCGGGGATGTACAGCGCAACCTGCCGACCAATGTTGGGATCGTAATAAACCTTTTTAAACGCGCTACCCGCCAAGCCAAGGCTGTATAACAGGCGTTCGTGTTCGGGCCTGTACTCCACCATGCGCTCGGTGAGTTCGTAGTTCATATCGGCTTTTACGCGCTGTGCGGCTTCATCCTTATCCTTAGTTTCTTCACCAAGGATTTTTACCTTCACAGGGCCAGCGGCGGGGAAAGTCTCAGACATGGTTTCTGCTTGGAAACGTATAGCGGCTTCAGCAAGAACTGTAGAGTAAACGCCACATGCGCCTTCCCACGGCTCGGTGCGTTCCTCGTACTTGAAGCCCAGCACATCCAGACCCCTTACGAACGTGTCCGCCCAATCTTTACGGCTGGATATATCAGCATCGACAGCGCCCATCAGGTCGCTAGAAATCTTACTTAAGACATCTTCATCTAAAACATCAGCTAGGTTGGCATCAAAGGGGACGGTATCGCCAACGTCTGCGCCGGGAATAATCGTAACCTCTACAGAGCCGTCATCCAGAGTGACCATCTCTGGGTCTACAATCTCTATTTCTAAACTTGCTTCAGCTTCTTCCTCTATACCCAACGGGGCTGCGTATAAACCTTTATCTACTGCCATGAATGTCCCCTAGTAATATCCGCTTCCGCGCCTCTTAAAGTACCGCTGTTCTTCAGGCTCATCTGTTGGTAAGCGTATGAACCCGCCTTGTCTAAATCGCATGAGTGCCATAACTGTTGAGTCAACCAAGTCATCATGGCTCATAAACGGGAATCCAGCAATCTCCTCAATTACCTCTTCCGCCCACCGTGTAGCAGGCACCCACACCAAACCAGACGCTACAATATCAGATACAGAATTTAACCGTGCAAGTTTATCGCCCGACCCTCGGTGAGGTGTGTACTCAGATACAGGCAATCCCATACGCCGCATCTCTTGATACAGCGCGGTGCCCGATGACTTCTTCTCCACTATGAATGCGTCTGGCTCCCACTCAGCGTACTCCTGCATAGCCAGATCTTTTAGCTCTGGAAACTCTAAGCGTTTCTTGATGCTATTAAGCAATACTATGTTATACGCATCAGTTTCTTCATACAGGAACACACCCCACGTAGTTAACGCTGTGTAGTCTGCGCGGTTGTGTTTCTCTGCCGCCGCGTCCAATGACATGATTATGTATTCACAGTTGGGCGGGTGCTCTTGCTCCCAGATCTGCCACCACTCGCGTTTGACCAGTGCGGCCTCTTCTGCCGTGGGTGTCTGTTGGTACTGCGCATTCCATTGGAACGTGGGCATAGATGCCTTAGTTCGCATCAATGCTTCAAGGTCAAAAAACTCAGGCCACAGCGGTTTCTCCACTATGTCATCGGTTTCCTCGTCCTCCACCTCTAATATGGCGGGAAACTCGACGATTTCGTACTCATCAGCCCGTTCATTCTGTGACATATCGCGCGTGACACGTCCAGTAAGGTCATCCATGTGCCATCTGGTCTGGATTATAGCTACACGACCCCCCGGCATGAGGCGAGTACGCGCACCAAACGTAAACCACTCGTAGGCTTTCTCAAAAACAGAGAAATTACCGTTAATTACGTCTTGTTCTGAGTGCGGATCGTCCACCAACAGCAAATCTGCACCGCGACCAGCCAATGCAGAGCCAATACCGCACGCATAATACTCACCACCAGCATTTGTATTCCATCTACCGGCTGATTTTGAGTCACTTGCAAGCTGTACGGTGGAGAAAATGGCCTGATATGCGTCTGTAGAGATCAAATTTCGCACTTTTCGACCAAAATCCACCGCCAAATCGGTAGTGTGCGACACCATCATCACTTTTTTGTTCGGATTTCGCCCCAAAAACCACGCTGGAAAGAAAATAGACACAAGTTGTGACTTGCCGTGGCGTGGTGGGATGTTTACACAGATACGATCCTTGTTCCCCGCCTCAATATCCATGAGCATGTCGGCCAAAATCCGGTGATGCTTGCCGACAATATAGTCTGGCTGCATGGCCTTACAAAATTCTATCAAGTCATCGTACGCCGCTTGGCTGATTCGGCGTGCTTCCAGCTCATCGACAATGCGGTTGATCTCTGCAACTTCTTCAGAGGAGAAACTGTCGAGGTTATCCAGCATCTGCTGAACTTCTACCTCAGTAAAGTCGGGAACGGCCTCAGCCATCTAGCCCTAACTCTGCGCGTACATCAAACCCCTCACTGTCCACCACGTTTTCATACTCCGCGTCTACCACAGAGTCCTCCGGGGTAATCAACTTCTCTAGCTTTCCACGTAACTTGTTACGCAGATCTTCGGTGGACTGGTGCGTGACCGTGACCTCTGACTTTTCGGCGAATAGACCTACGTCTGAGATCTTACCCAGAAGTTCCAACGCCCGCATACGAATGCGCGGGTCGGCGTTCTCTGACTCCAACAGAAGTTTGTTTGTTACGAGATGGCGAATCTGCACTGCACTTTCCGCAACAGAGTGCCCAAATTCCTGCAGGATATTGTTTGTTAGTACCAAAGACGCTGGGGTAAGTGTCGCTACTTTACGGGCGCTGACTTTCTTAGAAGTTTTTTCGGGGTCATCTGCATACGCAACAGCGAGCTTTGCTGCTACGTCTTCGTCTTCTTGGCTAGGTTCGATGTCCAATCCGTGTTCGGCAAGTTTCAGCGCGGTGTTGCACGCTGCAGAAGCACGCTCCTTTAAATCCACATATGACATGTCATCTGAAAAAGGAACGCCAATCTCAGGTTCTATAAGCAGAGTCATAAACTGTGTCGCTGGCTAGTGGCCGTTGGCCGGAATATACACAAAAAATTTTTACAGGTACAGGGACTTAAATTTTTAGGGTGGGGGGTCTCCTGTGTGAAGGGGGGTCAGGGAACGGCCTCAAAAAACCACCAAACACCACCAGAAAATACAAAAGTTGCGGCAAACGCTTGGAGATAGGGAATATTTGAGCGTATTAGTAATATACAGTCGTGACAGGAGTCCCGTTGCTGTGCGCGGGGTATGGGGGAGGGGTGGGTTTGTTATAACATGATATAACACGTTATACCATTAGACACCATAGGTTACTTCGGGTTACAATAGGCTATCGGCTGATAACCGATACAACATAAACAAAACAGGAGACAGAAATGTCAAATTCAAAATCACAAGTTACCAAAACCCATAAGGCCATCGGTGCATTGATTACCGAAAGCACGCGCGTATTGCGTGGTCAGGAGGCGGCAGTCGAGCGGGCGCAGAAACGTCTGGACGAGTCGACCAAATCGTTCAACGCGCAGATGCATGAAGCGGGCGCACAATCGCGCGACTTCAAGAAGGCAACCGCATCATCGGACGCGGTGTTTAATTTCTACCGCACTGCCGTAGTCGCTGCATTGCCCAAGGGCGAGCAAACTATCATCGCGGGCAATGGTGGCGAGGCCAAGCGCAAACTGATCCAATCGGTAGGCGCACGCATGGGATCAATCGGTAAGGCATTGGCGAGAATGGAAGGCCTTGCCAATGGCACGGTTACCGACAAGCGCACGAAAGCGGCCAAGGCCGAAACCGCGAAGGGTAAAGCGCAATCAACCGCGCAGGATATGACGCCCGAGTCTGGCACCGCCACCGAAGCCGATTCGGTATTGCCGCCGCAGATCCGCGATCCCCGCATGGTCGGCCTGTTGAATATGATTGCTCAACTGACAATCGAAGATCAGGCGAAATGTTATGAGATCATGGTGAAGGCTTACGACGTTTTCCTCACCAAATCCATAAACGCAAAGTAGGATCTAAGATCCTCAGAGAGACCCCGCTTCGGCGGGGTTTTTTTTTGGCTTCAATCTTTTGAAGCCAGTTCCCCTCGTAGCGTTGTGTGTAGCGTTGCGTGGCTGCTATGTTATGACACGTTATAACACAAGGCGAAGCCAGTTCCCTTCGTAGCGTCGTGTACCGCACAAGACATAACCAAAACGCACAGGGCAAATGTTCTTTTTTAAAATTTGTAATGTTCCGTAATGTTCCCCATTTGTTCCTGTAATGTTCCCTTTTTTTAGGGCAAAAAGGAACATTAGTTTGGTTGTATCTGATGGTATCTGGTTGCAAGTGCCTTTGTTCCAGCACACGATTAGGCCTATATATATATAATGTTCCTTTTTTAAAAAATTACTTACCTACCTTTTGAAATTTAGCTACAGAAAGGGCTTTGTTCCCTCCCCTTTCGCGAAAGAAAAATAAGGTAGTAATTTTCCAAAATCGGGAACATTGGAACATTCCTTATTTTTCAAGCACATACAAACCTACGTGACGGAACAATTAGGGAACATTACAGTACAAACCACGTACCGCCACGAAACAACACCAAATACCACCATACGCTTGACATAACGTGTTATATGTGAGATAATATGTCTTGTCGGTGGGAGAAAGCCCGCACCAGCAGTCAGACGTTATAACACGTTATAACAAACACTAAGCAAAACAGGAGACAACAATGCGTGAGACAGAGAAGCGAGTGATTGGCGCGTTCGTCGATGGCAAGACCAAAGCGATGGGCAACACCAAGTCTACGCGCAACCCTAAGACCGGCGATCTCGACCTGCTACTGCACGGCAACTGCATTGCCACCATGTCGAATCGGGATGGGGTTAAGAAGTTATGGGTAAGTAATGCTGGCTGGCCGACGCGCACAACACAGTCACGGCTCAACGCACTGTTCAGTCTGTTAAACATGCCAGAGCGTGTGTACACAAAGAACGGCACGCAGTACCTAGACTCTTCGCGCCATAACACCCTCAACCTGTCGTCACTACGCAGTAGCGCGGTGCTTGTAGCGGTTCAATAAACCAGCGTTATAACACGTTATAACAATCACTAAGCAAAAACGGAGGTTCCTATGGAACAAGCAAACAACATCCAACAACTGGCCGCAACGCCAACCGTCAACGCACCTAGCATCAGTTCGTCTGCCATGCTAGTGCAGCTAAACGTATCGACGTGGACTGCGCGTAAGAAGGACAAAGCAGTCACAAAGAAAGTCGCTCGCGACAATGGCGCGTCGGACAAGGCTGGCAACTACAACAAGAATCTGTTGGCCGGTTGCACTGAGCTTGACGATCTCAAGAAGTTTGTCGGTAATGCTCGCAACACCCACTACGCCATGACTCTGCCGTGGTCTGACATGGGGCTGCGTCTGATACCCACCGCCAGCTACTTCGATTACCAGACGGAGATGACACGTTTAGAGCAGGAGTTCTGGAAACTGTACGATGCGTTTGAGGATGCCTACCAGTGGCGTATTGCCAACGCGATACAGCAAGCGCAAGAACTAGGCGCGATGTTCAACCACGATGACTACCCGTCCGTGGAAGGTCTCAGTCGCAAGTTCGGCTGGAACCTGTCAACGCAGCCATTGCCCGATGCGGGTGACTTTCGACTCGACATGCCCAACGAACAGCAGGAGATAATCAGGCAGCAGTACGAAGACTTCTACACCAGCAGTATCAGTTCAGCGGTGGGAGATCTGTGGAACAGGTTACGTACTAACCTTGAGACCATCACGAGGCAGCTTGCCCCTAAAGATGAAGTCGATAGCAAGGGCAACCAGAAGTACAACAAGCTGTACGAGAGTGTGTTCGATACGTCACTGGATCTGATCGCCATGCTGCGCGACTTCAACCTGACCGGCGATACGCAGATGACAGCTATTGCCAATCAGCTAGAAGATGCGCTGTACGGCGTAAGCCCCGACATGCTCAAGCACAATGAGTCCGCACGGCTCGACAAGCAACGCGAGGTGCAAGCAATCCTAGACAACCTACCGTCCTTGGATTTGTAGGCTAATTAGATACCTCGACAAAACACGTAATATCCTGTATAATGTCTACATGGTATGGGGTATTACCAACTACAACCAAACCAAATGTTATAACACGTTATAACAAACACTAAACAAAACGGAGAGCAAGCCATGAGCTATGCACAGAACATGTACGCATTGAGCCTTGACCAAGCTGAGGCGCTAATCAAAGCAACCGGACATCACCGCACTGTCCTGCTTCAAGGTCACATGGGTACAGGTAAGTCAACGCTACTTACCACACTCGCCACGGATCTGCCGAATCACATACCGTGCTACTTTGACTGCACGACCAAGGATCTGGGTGACATCACGTTGCCTAACATCAAGGTCAACCAAGATGTGCCTTACGTCACCTACGCAACCAACGAAGAACTAGGTGCTCACGAAGACAAGCCGATCATCCTGATGATTGATGAATTCGGCAAGGCTAACCCCGCAGTCAAGAACGCACTGTTACGCCTGATACTTGAGCGCAAGATTGGCAGCTACACACTGCACAAAGACTCTATTGTGTTCGCGACGACCAACCTTGGCTCTGAGGGTGTGGGTGACTTGTTACCAGCACATGCACGGAACCGCATCACCGTGGTCGAGACCAAGAAGCCCGACGCTATGTCATGGGTCGAGTGGGGTATCAGCAACGGGGTCGATCACACCATACTGGGCTGGGTCAAGGACAACCCACAGACAATGCAGGACTTCCGCGATGTGCCGAATCCAGATGACAACCAGTACATATTCCACCCGCAAGCTGTTGACCGTGCCGCGTTCTGTACGCCACGTTCGTTACACGCAGCGAGTGACATCCTGAAGAATCGCAACGGTCTTGACGATGACACGTTAACAGCAGCACTCATGGGTACTATCGGTACACGGGCGGCTATGGACTTCATGGCATTCCTCAAGCTGGCCGACCAGCTACCGTCACTGGAGTCAATCAAGAACGATCCCGCCAATGCGACTGTACCAACAGTAGCGTCAGCGACTTGCATGGTGGTGTTCCGCGCACTGGCTACGATTGAGCGTGACTGGGTTGACGCATGGATGACTTACATGCAGCGGCTCGACAAAGAAGCGCAGGGTCTATTCGCCAATGGCGTACGCGCTAAGAAGTACAACCCGCAGAAGCAATCCATGGTCATGGGCAACAAGCAGTTCACTCAATGGGCTATGGACAACAACTACATGTTCGCAGCGGACAAGGTGTAAGGAGGTAACATGTTTGCACTACGACAACAACTAACGGCGGAGCAGCGCATCGCCAAAGCATACGTGGACATCACAAGCCATGAGCGGTATGTGGCGCTGTCTGGTGTGCTGTCTATCGGCACCAAGACTGTCAGCGACGAGATACCGACAGCCTGTACCAATGGACGTGACGAGTTATACGGACGCGCATTCGTTGACTCATTGACCGACGCAGAGCTACGGTTCCTGATGCTGCATGAGTGCTACCACAAGATGTACCGTCACCTAGTGACATGGAAGCACTTACACGCCAAGAACCCTGCACTGACCAACCAAGCGTGTGACTACAACATCAACGGCAAGCTGGTCGATGAGAACAAGGACGATGGCTTTGCCCAGATGCCACGCGATGCAGACGGTGAGATCATAGGCCTGTTCGATGAGCGGTTCCGCGACGCTGACAATTCATGGATGGACACGGCTGCTATCTTCGCGGCACTCGACAACGGTGACGTTCCAGACCAGCCACAAGGTGGCGATGCACCGGCAGATGGCGATGACGGTACGCCGCAAGGATTCGACGAACACGACTGGGAAGGTGCTAACGGGTTATCTGATGATGAGGTAAAGCAGCTAGAGCGCGAGGTCGATGAGGCTATACGCCAAGGTAGCACTATCGCCGGTAAGCTGGGCAACAATGGCAACCGCAATCTCACCGAGCTTATGCAACCGCAAGTCGATTGGCGTGAGGTACTGCGCGAGTTCGTTCAAACCACATGCGTCGGCAGTGACTACTCTACATGGCGGCGTCCCAACCGCAGATACATTGGCGCGGATGTCTACATGCCCAGCGGTATCAGCGAGAAGATTGATGAGCTGGTCATTGCTGTTGATACGTCAGGGTCTATCAGTGACCGTGCTGTGGCAGCGTTCTTATCAGAAGTGCAGTCGATCTGCACCACCGTCAAGCCCGACAATGTACGGCTGTTGTACTGGGGGCATCGTGTTGTGGGTGATGAGTCCTATGACATACACAACATAGATGCGCTGGTCAAATCCACCAAGGTCATGGGTGGCGGCGGCACGGATGTCAACTGTGTGACTGATTACATGCAGGAGCACAACATCAAACCACAAGCGGCTGTTGTACTGACTGACGGCTACTTGTTCGGTGACTGGGGTACATGGGACTGCCCTGTGCTGTGGTGCATCCTCGACAACAAGCGTGCAACACCTGACAGCGGCAAGGTTGCGCACATTCAAACAAACGATATGTAGGAGATCGTCATGGCTTATGGATACAAACAAGGGCTGGATTCGTTCTGGCATGTACAAACCAAGTACGACATCACCAAGCCTATGGTGTCTAAGAACCACACCGAGCAGGATAACCTGAGACCGGCTGGTCGTAGGCGCAGTCGCAAGTGGGAGCACATTAGGAAGTTATCTGAAACGTGTTATGCCATATGTGATGGTCAGTGGGGTGACCCTATATTCTCTTCCGACTACAACGACCCCACACGACGTGTGCCGATTGAAGATACGTATAACTTGTCACCTATTGTGTGGGAGATCATGGAACAGCCGGACGGTTCGTACCTAGAGACAATCAAGATACGCAACGGTACGGGTGACTACGGGCACAACAGTAGGTACACGTTCTTATCTGAGTTTCTTCCAGACAGTATAAGTTGGATACAGGCGACTAACGGCAAGCAGTACATAGGGGCCGGTAAGGTTTACTACCTACCCAAGAGTAAGTCAGTCGATGAATTACGATGGGACTATTACAAAAGGCAAACCAGCAGCACTGGCTTTCAGCGTGAGGATGACCATAAGTATCTGAAGTTTGCACGTACCGCGCATATACCCGAACAGATTTACTCTATAACCGATCTTGTTTTTAGTAAGTGGAAGCTAATCAGCCCTGAGTTCGTACCAACGAACCCCAAGTCCAAGGTAGATAAAGAGCGCAAGAAAGAGTTGAAGCCATACCTTGATGCGTTTTGGGAATGGTCGTGTGCCGTAGGGCCGATGCTACCCATTGAGGATTGGGAGTACATACGCGGTGCAAAAGATGCATTGCGAGAAGCTGGTGTGACAACTAGCTGGGCGTACAGCAGTCAAGTAACTTACAAAGGTAACAAGGTACAATCAATTATCACAGATGATAGCCATGAACTACGTCTGCCCTTGTTGACTATGTTTATGTTAAAATCTAATATGAAACACGCCAACACACCAGAAGCCGCTAAGAAAGTACGCGCTAAGTTCAACCAATGGGCTAACCGAGCCTGTGGCTTGATTACGACAACAAAAGGAGAATAGCTATGAGCTTTATAGTTGAAAGACCGATTGATAGGTTTTGTGTACGTGCTAGTGTCTTAGACGCTAGGTTCGATATGGTGGAGGATGCGCACATGGCACACCCAACATTGCTAGTGTTTGCTCGCGCTGTGAGTAAGAAGTTACCTCATGTAAAGTTCGCTCCCGTTCTAGACGCTCGACGTAAGTTGTGGGTTTACGACCCGCACCAAACGTACGTTTTGGGGATGTTGTTATATGACGAAATTAATGAGAAGTATGGCGTTGAGGCTAGGAACATTGAAAATCTAAGGTACGGTAGTGGGCACTCGCAATACCACAAGCTTTGGAGTAAAAACATAGACACAGCGGTCAGGAAGGTAGCGGCTAACTTACAGCCTTGGAGCGTTGGTGAGTTTGCTTCGTTGGGTGTGAGAGCTTATTCGCTTTCTCGCGACAGTGAAATTAGCGAAACAGAGACTAAGCGTGATACTTTGCGGGACAAGGTAGGTGTCAAGGGCAACAATAGCCCTGCATACATATACCTAAAGAGTCAGATCAACAACAATGTTCGGCTGGGCGACCAAGAGTTTCACGACAATGTGCGTGAGTTGGTAGATACGCAAGACTATCTCTCGCAGTTGAGGCAGGACGGTGTGACTCCTAAGTTTGTGTACGGAGGCACGGATAGACATGGGCGGCAATACCTAGACTCTGCCACGATCAACACAAACTACGTTTACAACCGCGTGGAGGTAGAGCACATACACTGTCGCGTGTATGAGGGAGAGCCAGAGTTTGATGCGTTAGTCAGTAAACTGGCTGTGCTGAGCATGGCTGAACCTGACCACTACGTACGGGGTGTCGGCATGAAACACGCTAGTGATATGTTTTATGTCAGTGGGTAATAGAAGCCTCCGGTATGACGAACACCTACGTATGCTGGAGGACATAACCAACCTACAAGTTCACCGTAACGAGTTAACACATAAAGGACTCACCTACCATGTAAAGATATGTGAACACACTGGTACGTGGGAAGTGACATGTCTTGGTATGCAATGTGTTGACTCACATCTAGCTGGAACCTACTATTACGGCGAGCGCGTACCACCCCTGCTACGAGACAAAGTTGCGGTTCTGTCCATGCTGAAACCAAACAGTCCCGAAGTAGAGGGCGTGGGTATGCGATCCAGTGAAAACGGTTTTTGGGTATATGATTAGAAATCATTGAAGCCAGTTCCCAAGGAGAACGCATGGGCAAGGTTACGCTTGAGGTCGATGTCAGTAATGAACAGTTGGAAGAGCTGCTGGGTAGCTACAAAGCTATTGAGAAGTTAACTCA